TTTAGGATGTTTATGCTCTTCGCAGAGCCCAGGCTACCACTCTGCCTGGGGGAGAAATATGATTTTTGTTTTGTTTTCGTTTTCTTTTGACTACTGCTACTACTGCTACCCGACCCGCTATGGTGCTGGCACCGTCTGTGACGTGCTGGTGCCCTCACTGAGAAAGACGGCGGCACCCGCCACATCTGTGGCACTGCTGGAGGTCCAGCTAAAGTGCTCGCCGGCTGTTGATACCGCCAAGGTGGCATGGTACACCGCTGTAGCACTGGTGGCAAGAGTGGACGAGGATACAATCTCGACCGTACTGCTGCCCGACGAAGCGAGCGTACCAACATCGGAGGTCCCACTATAGACCACGCGGATGAAGTACGTACCAGGCTTAAGGAATACAACTGATCCAGCACAAGTGGCTAGTGTATCAGCTGCAGCGACATACCAAGGACCACCATGAACTTCTGCATAGGAAGTTGATGACGCCCCGGTGAAAGATGAATCCTGGAAAGGACCAATGTCACCAGTGGCAGTCACAACATTGGAAAGAATACACCATGACGCTGGGCAAGCAGCGGGTTTGGGTGTAATGAGTTCAACGGCGTAATCAACAAAGATACTACCTTGGATTGCAGATGAGGTTGCGGATGTAGCGATAAATAATTTCCCAAAATCATAAGTCTTGAGATCCGAGCCAACGACTGTACCAGCGCGGACGAACAGAGGACCTTTGTTGCAATCTACAACTAGGTCCAGTGCACTCCACACGCTGCCCTCCACGGAGGTAGGGTATTGATAAAGCTCGAACTTATTACCAGGAGTGGTGTCGAGTGGATCAACAGCGTAGGCCATTACTATCCGCCCAACGGCGTCCGTCCCAACAACTGGAATGAACGTGAATTTAAGGCGGGTGAAACGGTACTTCTGGTGAGAGTTGGCGATACGAGACAACCAAGGGAAAGCCTCACCGGTACCAGGTTGCAACGTGAGCGAGCTAAGAGCGAAGCTGGTGCTCCCCTCCACGTCACGCACGTACTCCCTGTTCTCGATGGAGTATTTTCCCACGGCGGAGCGAAAACGAGGTGCGACGTTCGATATGGCAAAATTTCGAGCTCGTGGAGCGTCAGTGACGTTCCGCAAGATAGATGGACGATTGCCATTACGACGTCCTCCGCCGCCATTGGTTAGCTGTGCTCTGACAGCTTTGCGTTTGGCTTTGTTGCGCTTGCCAGGAGCGAGCCTCGCAAGCGCATTGTTCACAGAGTCCCAAGAGAAGTTGTCCACTTCTTTGGCGACGCGATTGGCGAGTGCAGTAACACCCGCAGCCGCGACATATCTCCCTGCGTTTAATGCAAAACTGCCAGCTGCAGCAGCTGGAATTAGTGCCATTTTGATGGTTCTTGATTCGGATCGTTTTGATGTTGTACACAAAGCAAATAATCGCTTGATAATGCTGGTGGTAGGGCGATCTTATTCTAGCCGATGCTACCGAGTTAGTTCAGATGAGCAAGTTCAGTGTTTCCAATGATCTTACTCACGGGTCCAGGTTTGAAGTCAATGGTCGAGCCATCATACCATGCCTCCAAAGCACATTGTCTATCAGGTGTGATGCCGAAGGCCTTCCAGAACGATACGCGAGCGAGATGATGTATTGGGCGGCGTCCACCACTAAGCCCATGCGACATGAAGTGTAACCCAGAGTCATACTCCTGGTAAGACCTTCGTGCCCCACAGTCTAGCATGCCATAGAAAGCAGACATTAACGGTAAGTTACCGTAAGCTGCTAAACCACAGTCGGCGATCGCTTGCATATAGTAGCGCCAACTACCAATCACGCGTACGTTCTTGAGAGAGATGATGTCCTTAGTCAGTACCACCCGGGGATCACGGCACATGACATAGTCACTGCCATCAAACACCGGCTGGGTCTGACAGAACACCACTTTTTCAAGCTGCCGCACCGGAGCTTCAACCTGCATGGTGTAACCCATGGACAGGAACCACCCCGGGACGGCATCTAAAAGATGGAGATCCCTCTCATCACACATCACTACACAATCGTCGCCGTTATTAAGCAGTTCGAAATGCTTAAGTCCGACATCTTTCGCGTAGCAATAGATCAAGGCGCACATGATTAAACAGTTGCCAAGCCCAGTGTTCATGTCACCGGACATACGACAACCATCCGTGTTGTACCGAATGCGCCCATCACTCGTCCTTCCAACGCCAACATTGTTCAATTGCCAGGATAGCAGTTTAGCAAAATGCTGATCGCCTGAATAAAACGACCGGTAAATGCTGTGCTCCCATCGGAGTATTTCACGTGAACAATGTTGGTCAAACCTTGACGCGTCAAGTCCTACCGCAACTGGCCTGGTGAACTTCCGCCACTTACGATGGCAGAGTCTCCCAAGATCAACTGCGTTCAAACCTTTCGCGACAGTTTTCGACCCGTAAATCTGAGCGATGACCTTATAAACTCGCTCCTCAATCGGTTTTATGTACACTCCAACAGCTAAATTATAACGAGGGTGTCGAGGCTGTATAACCCTAGGAGCAGGGTCAACCTTCGCTGAAAAGTTGATTTTCTCAGCCTTGACAAAACTCCGGACGACACTATCGGCCTTCACGATTGGCCTGGACTTAAGGCTATCGTGAGCTTTACTGTACACCACGTACTTGCGACCCCTGTACGATGAAACAAACTGTTCCAGTTTCCAAGGGGTGGATTGAG